AAGACTAACCAGCAGGAGATGCACCATAAAAGTCTGTAGAAAGAGCAGGAGCGTCGTCTCCATTGCTATCTTTTAGGTATCTATCTACATACATTTCACAAGTGAATTGAGCATCACCTCGACAGTCGAAGCCGATGTACTTGCTGGTTTTAGTCTTAAATCTTTTGTTAATATCTAACCAAGGAGTTTCATAAACAAACTCAATAGGTTCACCTGAACCACTATTAACAGTAGGATCGTCAAGATAATCTACAGAAATAGGATCAAGTTCGTCACCATAAATCCAAATCTTACCTTGTTTATCTCCAAAGAAGATGCGACCTGCAAGTGATCTACAGCCACAAGTCCAGTTCCATCCTCTTAATGAAGACCAACGAGAGATTTTAAGGCTAGGACGATAAGTAAATGCAAATCCTTCAGTTTCTGTAGTGTCTTCTGCTAGATCATCATTAGGAATAAAGAACATAAACTGACCTTGCCTCTGGTTATAGATGGCAAAAGTATGATCTTCTAAAGTCAGAAATGACAAGTTTTGCATGAGAGAAGCCATGCGAGAATCAATAAGATCACTGACTCGTTCTGGCTTAAGCGTTCCTGTAAACACAGTTCTTTTTAATGAAGGAACACCAACAAGATCAAGCATGAGCATATCATCTCCATAAGACACTAAAGTCCTATGAGACACTGCACCGTATTGCTCAACTGCTTCATTGAAATCAGGAGTATGATTACCGTCAACATCGTAAATATCAAGAGTTCCGATTACTGATCCTTCTGCATAAGCAACAACAAGCTTACCACGGAAACCAGTAATCCCTCGGATAATAGAAGCATTGTTAAGAATAGAGCCTACGTCAATATATGTTCCATCATTAGGTGCAGGATCACCATACCAAGTTCCACTTGTATCTTTAGAGGATATGTGAACCCTGTTAGGATACAAGGGATCGCCAGCCATAACCATGTACCTACTGCAAACAGTAACGTACTTGCAGATGGGAACATTAAGGTTCGATCCTGTGGCAACATCGTAAAGATACTCAACAGTGAAATTAGTGTGAACAACTAAAGGCTTATCAGTTCCATTGCAGATGATTAACTCACCATTGAACTGAGCAAATGAAGCAAAAGTAGTTGTTCCCCAAGGAGCAGGAGAGCCTGGAAGTGCTGAAGCTTTTGCTAAATTCCAAATGACCGTAGCAGAACCATTTGCATCAATTTTAAGGATTTCTCCATTACCACCAACAACAATTAAAGCGGTATTAAAGAACTCCATATTAATAATGCGTTCAGTTCCTCCACTAAAATACAGAGAGCCATCACAAAAAAGCCTAACTCCATATCTGGTAGTTGGGCAATTATCACTTCCAGCAATGATGTTTTTAGAATTTACACAATATTTTGGATCAAGATTTAACTCATCATCAAGTATGTTCCATCCACCAGAAAAGTCCCTCATAGTGAGAGATTTCAGAACATCTGATTTAGTTTTAATCTTTTTTGTAATGGGCTTGAGCATTATGGTAACTCTTCCCAACTATTAGGAATGCGAGAACTTGTCCCAGCATTAAGTGAGATAGGCTCACTATCCTGATTTTCAGTAAGTTGCTTAATCCTAGTTTCAAACAATCCTTGGAACTTATCTGCCATTGCTGAGTTAGTGCCATCATCAACAGCCCATTGCCAACAAGTCATATAAATAAGTGCAAGATGATCGAATGGAACAATGTCAGTCATTGCAAAGTCATCAGAATATCCAATCCTTCCAACAACAGTAACCGTACCAGTGGAAGTAATTGGAATAACTCTAAAGACCTTACCAGTAGTTCTATCTGCAACATACTCAAGAGGCATTGTGCCTACATAAGAAGTTGGATTTTTCTCATTACTATGTCTACGGAGAGGAACATCACTCGATCCGGCATAGATTTTGTAAATGTCTTCGAAACTCTTGAACGTGTCAGTAACTGTCGCAGTCACTCGTCCAGTAGTTCCATCAAGAGTGTAAGTTGCAAAAGTGCTAAACCTTTTCCATCTCTTATCCGCATGAATAAGATGAAAAGCGTTTTGTATTTTTTCAGCAAGGAGGTCTTCGCTGTAAACCTGAACAGCAACTCCAGCAACTTGATATAAATTCTTTTGAACAGAAGTAACTAATGAAGTAAGAGTTTTGTCTACCATAGTAACCTCTTTTTATCGAATGGCGGTGTCAGGGAGAAGACTAACACCGCCACCGATCACGAACTTAATCCGGTGGGTATAGATTAAGCCCTGTAATGAGCAAGACCATGAAGACCGCCGTTACCGGAAGCATTCAAGTTCCCATTAGGCATAAAGATAGCACTGAGATACGCAGTACCGTTAAGGGTTGATTGCGGATCGTAAGTACCACGAGGATCAGTCGTAGTCGCAGTTTGAGGATCAGTCAGGTTAGGAGTAACCAGAGTGCCAAGAGTAGCGACGTTAACACCATCAAGAGTCTCACCGAGAACTTGAGTCATTCGGAAAGGCAGGCCAAGTTTGTCGGTGGTACCAATGCTAATAGTACGAGAAGCACCAGAAGCAGTCCAAGAATAGCTAGTCAGATACTTGAATGCTTTAACACCGATAACAGGAGTGATCCCGGTAAGAGTGAAACTTTCAGTCATCGGTTGACCAAGATAGTCAGTACCGTTGACAGTCACAACAGCGGTAGAAGTGCCAGAGCAAACAAGTTGCAGACAACGACCAAAACCGGGACCGTAAGGAAACTCTACAGCAGTTGCAGCAACAACAGGATCAGTGTTGTCGTTAACAAAAGTAGTAGAAGAACCAGCAGCGTTAATGTCAGGCGAAGTTGCAACAATCAGAGTAGTGTTAGCAAGAGCAACAGCACCAAAGTTCACACGATGAGGTGCGTTGTGCACAACATCAGCAGAATAACCCATAGCCGGAACGTAATTATTATTCCGACGAGCATAATACTTTCCAAAGCGACGCATAATTACTTACCTTTCTTAGATGACGTGGCATCATCGGCCTCGTCATCATCTAAGATGTTGATGGAATTGTCGTCCTCACTAGGAACGTCAAGATCGTAAGGATCGCCACCTAGATCAACAATGTCTCCCGTAAGCATATCGACGATACGAGGTTTGAGATGGAAGCCAAGACGAATTAATTCATCTTTTTGAACTCGAATGCTATGACCTTGAGGCATATAGACCATCCAAGTATTGACTTCCTTCTCACGAATTTCTTGTTGGAGTGCTTTATTCTCGTCCATCCAACAGTGAGTATATTTCAGTTTAGTCTTTGTAGGACCAACTGTCTTGTATCTAGCTTTAAGAACTCGATCGACCATGACTATCTTCTCCTATAGTCGTTAAGATTAGGTGTTGTTGATAACCGCATGAGTACGGAATGCACGCCACAGACAGAACTGACCTTGCCAAACAATGCGCGAACCAGAGGCATCAGTGTCCCAAGGCGAAGACAGTTGCTTAACGCGCATGTTCACACCCTTCAGCATATGCAGACGCACATACTTGGAGTTAATGAAGTAGCACTTGTTAACACCGCAATCTTCATCATAGAGCATGGGAATGGTTTGGTGAGAAAGTCCACCAAAACCAAGGTCCATCATGCGCTTACCGTTGGAAGTTTCGGCAAGATTGAGAACAATCTTATCACGAACAGCCGCACGATAAAGACGATAGATATTACGACCAGCAAGAATAAGATCAGGCTTGTCAGACTTAAGAGTCAGGTCGAGAAGAACGTCATCGAAAGCTTCTTCAATGTTGGTAGCATTCAAGCCGCCAGCAAAATCGTAAGAAGAAGTCCTCCATTGAGTTTCAGCAGCACGAGAAATGCCTCCAAGAGTTCCAGTAGTGGGATCATCAGGGATCAGCGAGGCAAGACCAAGAGGATCAACACCACCGCCAGCAGCATAGAGATATTCAGAGAACTTCTCTTTGATGCTTTCTTCGAGAACATTCATCTTAGCTTTCATCAGCTTGAAGATGGCAGTCTCACCCTTGTTCTCGTCTTCTTCTTGATCGGAAATGATAACCGAACCAACAACACGAGACCAAGTGTATTCAACAGTGGTGAACTCGTTAGTTTGAGCCACAGGAACTTGATCGTAATACTCCATCGAAGTGACGTTAGAATTACGACCCACAGTCAGAGGATTAGTGATATTCCTACCACCTTCTTCGTATTCAACTCGATTGGTAGCAAACGCCCAAGCCATAAAGGCATTAGAGCGAATGGAAGCCATAATGAGTTGTTTACGAGACTTGGTAAGAGTGGATGCAATTACAGTAGCTAAGGTTGCCATTGATATTCCTATCTGCTTGTTAAGCCATTTTCACGCATGGCTGCTCTGATAATGTCGTCCATAGTTTCACCTTCGGACGAAACGACATTTTCACGCTGAACAGAGACAGAAGAAACAGCAGGACGCCCATTTAACATCGGGGGTTGATGTGATTGTTGCTGTTGTACTGAAACTTGTTGCGGTACTTGGACTTGTTGACGTTGAATAATTTGCTGAGAAATTGGCCTAGACCAATCCAAACCAGCTTCAATACTCTTTTCTTTAAGAATAAAGTAAGCTTGTTCGAAACTCCAAGAAGGGTTGCGAGTAATTACATTCGCAATAGCATCTTCTTGGGTAATAGCATCAGGAAAACGAGAGAAGAACTGAGTAACTTCTAAGTTAATTGCAGCTTCTCGATCGTCTTGACTGTCCTCAACAACTGCATTTCGTTGTTGGTCTAGCATTAAACGGATTGCGGCTGTATCAACCGCCCCACCTATGCCTTCCAGATTATGCCCGTTTGCCTTCAATTCTGCAAGTAAATTCTTGACAGTGGAGACAGGATCGCTAGTCAGGTCACGGTATAGCCTAACAGCTCTCGCTGCTTGTTCAGGACCGATACCATTAATTGATTGTGTAGCTTGTTCATAAGCATCAAGTTGACTTTGCAGTTCATTGACACGTTGGGTCGCTCTTTCACTTTCTTGCCGATAGTGATTAGCCTGTTGCCTAGCAACTTCCCTCTGTTCATGCAAACGCCTTTCAGGACCAGCTTTAACAATAGAACCATCAGGAAGAACTAAATCTCCGGGACCAGCAACGACTTCTGCTTTTTCTTCTTTCCCTTGTTGTAATGCGCCGTCAGTTCCGCTGCCAGTGCTATCCGTTGAAGTAGTTTTGGGTTCTGTACCTTCAGTTCCCTTGGCTTCTGTAGTTGTCGCTTCAACATTAGTTTCTGATTGCGTAACATCAGTAGTCTCCGTAGTTGTAGTATCTTCTTCAATGCCAGCATATTCAAAATGCTTAGCTAACGACGGATCATTTTCATCAAATTCAGCCATAATCTTCTCCTATTAGGCTTCTGGTTGCTGTTGCTGCATTTCCGCCATTACTTGTTTAAGAGCATCTGTTGGCGAAGTTCCAGATGCAATCATTTCCTCAAGCTTTGCTTTAGCTTCAGGAGGAAGTTGTTTAATAGCTTGAGCAAGTTGCTCTTTGACTTGTGCTGGATCGGCTTTCTGTTGTTGAGGATCGTTCGGATTGCCTTGACCATCACCCTCTCCACTTTGTCCGGGACCAGCACCAGCTTTCTGTTGTTGTGCTTGCATAGATTGCCTAAGTTCTTGCCAATCTTCTTCAGAAATAACAACTTCATCAAAAGCTTGTGAGAGTGCTTTAACAGCAATCATACCAAGAGCAGGAATGGCATTAGCAAACTGTCCACAAGCTTGAGCAATCTCTAGAGCCTGTTTCTTCTTCATTTTGCTAGTTGGTTTATCAGTCGAACCACCAACTACTTGGAAATTGAATGACATTCTAAACTCATCAGGATCAGTGATCTGCACCCATGATTGAGCAAGTTGAGGACCAACAAGTTTAGCTACATCATCAACAGTCCAATAACGCATGATGAGTTGTGCAAGAGCAAACGCTAATCGTCCAAGCCAATCCTCGATTGCGTCGATCTTCTCGTCAATACGAATATCAGTGTTCTTTTCATAGAAGTCAATTGCTTGGTTCGTTGTATTAGTCTTGAACTGAGAACCACGTTGAGCGTCACTGATGCCAGTAATACGATTGATAGCAGCAAAACGGTTATCGACATTCCACAACTCCGGTCTATTGATTGAAGGAGGAACAATAGCTTGCATCACGTCGCTGAGTTTCATTCCTTCAGCAACACTAACGCCTCTAGCAGTTCCATCAGGACCTTTTAGAAGTTGTTCAACGTCATCTTGGGAGATAGTTCCTTTCACATAAGCAATGTTACTCTTAGCCCACTTACGCATCTTGTTGACTTCAGAGTGAATGTCATTGATAGCGTCTTGTTGGTCTAAGTAATAAGTAGTCTCACCTTTAGGCTGAGAACCTTCAGGAGTTTCATGGAACCAAAGCTTTGAATAAGGGAAAAATCCTAAAATCTTAAGAGGATCATCCCAAACCCATAATGGCCATTCCCATTTGTTATCAGCAAAGAGCATAACTCTACGAGTAGTCTTGTCCCAAATATACCAAACTTTAGTGTGTTGAGCAGACTTGAAAGCTTGGTTATTCTTGTAACCATACTTCGCAGCTTCTAACTGAGTTTGATCTGCAACAAGACTAAAGTTATTTACTTCATCTTCAATAGTGTTGAGACAACCAGCTTTCAGAATGTGAGTCGGCTCGTACACACTCTTATATTGTTCATCTTCTTCTTTAGCATAAACAGCATTTAGATATGCAGTAGGAAGCATGTCCCATTCTGCAATCCAATTACAATCACTCATATCTGGTTCAGTAGAAGTAGGATCAGTATAGATACGATAAGGCGACTTCATAGACACAGTAGGTCCTGAAGGAGAAAGGAATGAAATCTTCTCTTCTAGTGCTTGTATCTCACCTTCAATCTCCATCAACTCATGTTTATTTGGAGCCTTCTCAAGTTTAACTGCAAGATTTTGAATTTCAGCCATAGCAGTTTCTGCACTGTCTTCTTTTTGTACCCAACCAATCTTGAGATAAGCTGAGTTAGTCAGAAGTGCATTAAGAATACCACGACGGGCTTTAGACTTGAGATTAATGCCCGGAGCATGTTGCATGTTGAAGAGTTTGTTAATAACAATGCTAAGAAGTTTAGCTAACTCCTTATTCATTTCATTAGATGCAGTAAACTCCGCTGTTGGGTTCTTAGCATAAAGCATCGGGAGAATGGTAGCAATATTAGAGAATACAACATTCTCTGTTTCAGACCACGAGTCTCCGAGATGACGAGTGAATCTTTTATTGCCACCACTTAAACCAGTAGAAGCACTACGATGACTCATCTGGTCATTATCATAATATGCATATGCTTCATCCCAACATTTTTCAATGTCTTGACGAGCAGTCTTAGCTTGGTCAATTCGACTTTCCCAAAGCTTACCAGTAGCTTTAGACACAGGAATTTTAGCCTTACCTACCATTCGATAGATAGGCTCATTTTCTTTCTTCTTTTTATCAAACACATCTCCCCCAAGACGAAGAGTTTGGTCAACACCAGCTTCTTCGCTTGCAACAGGAAGTTCAGAATTAGAATTATCAACGGCCATATCTATGATTCCTGTTGTTCATATCTACACTTTGCTGTTCACGCCAACGACTATACTTAGCAGGAAGTGCAAGAGGGATACGTTTGAGGCTAGCAATTTTAGGTCTATTCGTCAATGCATATTTAGTCATATCCATTGCGTGATCGTTTTTATCGTTGGGTGCGTCTTCATACTCACCAGATGTATCTTTTTTCCAAAAGTAATCTGAAATCTCACTATCGAACCAAGGACAGTTTGTAGATACAAATAATCTTGGTGCACCAAAGTTATGAGTAATGGGATGCATATGTCCCGGATCAACTTCTAAATAACTTTGAACTTTAGCAATACCATTCATAACATCATTATTAGCTCTAATCATTTGGATGCCGTGTTCAGCAAACAAACCAGAAGTCGTAGTGCCAACGGTCTTAGAGTTACCACTTGCTCGACGGAAGATCGCAGGATCACCAAGAATTGGAAGACTTGAATAGTTCACTTCATCATCAGTGAACATATCAACAAGTCCATACTTCATTCTTGTCTTTTTAATTAACCTAGCGATAGATGCAATTGTTAGTTCTTTTTCATAGAACCCATCAAGAAGGAAAGTATTGCCAACATTATCAGTAAACCAAAGACCATAACAAGCTGGCTTAGCAATACCATGATCATATGCTTCTATGATCTGAGGATTAAATCCTTTAGCGGATACTTCTTCAAAATACTCTTGCATTAAGTCAGCATCAATATAATGCATAGATGCATCGTATTGAGGATAAACTTGTCCTTCATATGCTCCCCATTCACCAAGCAGGAAGCGTTGTCTCATTTGTCCTTTATAAGCACTTTCCTGAGTAGTGATAAAGTCAGCAGGAAGATTATCAGCGTTATCGTAAGTTGATCCTTCAAATAGATCAATGATTGGCTGATTAGTCTCTTCATCAACTAAAAGTTTTTCATTAGGAATGCCAAGTTTACGATCTTGGAGTGGTTTGACCAGTTCTCTATAAACCCAATTCCGGGTAGGGTTACACATACAAATAAGCCAACGAGGACCACTTGAAGGCATAGTGTCATCTTGTCCCCTATATGGAGTAGAACCACGAAGACGACCAAGAAGGTCTAAGAAGTCTTTATGGCTAATTTCTGGGTCTTCAATTTGGTCAATAACAATAAGATCATAAGTAGCAGAGAGAAGATTTGAAGTCGAACTCTCTGCACTCTTACCGTCCTGAGCGATGTATGAGAAGTTGATAATTGAACCATTAGTTAGTTCAATTAAATTCTCTTTACTATTTACATCCCTCTTAATCCAAGCTTTAGGACACCACGACTTGACTTCTTTTCTAATCGTAGCGTTAAGCTTAGGGAATGTTGATCGTGCGACAAGGATATTACAACCGGGGTAGTCTTTAGCGACCATTAATGCCTTAATAACTGCCCCAGTTGTCTTACCATTACCAAATCCTCCTCCAAAGATTTGTATCTTATTACGAGAAGCTTGAAACTTCTCATGCAAAGAGCCTTCTTTAATTCGGTAAGCTTTTGATGCCATTACACAGCTACCATTGTATCAACATAATACCAAGCAGGTGCACCGCCAGGTCCTGCACAAATTGCAAGACGATAGTTAGTAGTTGGACTGTCACTAATGCAGATAATGTCACCACGCATTGCTGATGTAGCAGTTGGTTTGCCTGCAATAGTGTAAGACTTAGTTCTTAAAGGTTTTTCAAGAAGAATAACACCGTTACCAGTGGTGTTAAGTCTTAAGTGAACATCACCAGCACCAGTAGTCTTCAACATTGGGAATGTAGAACCACTACCACCTGTAGCATCAATACCAAAGGTATAAGTGTTATCTGTAATATTATTTATTGCTGGTGTTGCAGAGGTGAAATTTGATTTAGAATTAGAACCAGTACCAGAGATTTGAAGAACATTACCAGATGTGGCTCGATATTGACTAGCATTGCCATAATAGAATGCATTGTCATTATACTTGAATGCAGCAGCAGTTACATTGATAGCTGCATTGGCTTTAAGAGTTAATGAAGTATTGCTATCAATATAATCAACTTGACCAATGAAAACATTGCTGCTGTTAAAAAGGTAATAAACCTTATCAGCGTTGTCATCATCAAGATTGAATTGGCTGTTGAAAAGAGTCCCAACACCAGTAACAACTTTTGAAGTTGTCGTACAAGTCATAGTGCCAGTAGCATTGCTATAAGCAAACGTATCAAACGCATTGCTTTTATAAACACCAGCAGTAACAGCAGTAACAGCATTGGCAGTTAAAGTCAGTGCTGTGTTTGTAGTAATATTAGCAACAGTACCAATGTAATTTCCTGAAGTATCATACAAGAAATCACCAGCAGCCAGTTCAGTTAAGAACAGAGTTCCAGAACCAGTTACAGCAGTTGAAACTAACGTCGAAGTGATAGTACCAGTTCGGTTAGTATAAACCATCGTCATGACAACAGTATCATTGTCAGTGATAGAAGCAACTGATCCCATGAATTGATATTCAAGATTATAAAGATAATAACCAACACCAAGTTCAGTGCTGAAAATTGTTCCTTGCCCTTCAATATTTGCTTGACCAGCAGCCCGAGTAATCAATCCAGTGCCAGTGAAGAATTGTCCCTTAATGTCAGCAAGGTTAATATCAACACGACAATAGTCACTAGTATCTTTAGTCTCAAGGATTTTAGTAATGCCAGTTACTTCTGGATAAGAAACAATCACACCATGAGAACCACTCTTAGCAGTAACTAAGAAATAGTTACTCGTGACTTTACCTTTGTTTTTATACTTAGTGCCAATGATCCTAGTATCAGGAGATGAAGTACAGATGATTGGACTTTCAGCACCAACGCCAGTGTGATTACAGAAGATGTTAGCATTGGTTACTTTAGCCCCAGGACTCTCCATAATATCGAAGACACCCTTAGCATAACCATCTTCTTGAGTAATCCAAATATCTGAAACAGACATGCCGGGGCACTGAGCAATGCCAACTGCTTGATCTTGTCCACCAGTTGTTTCTTTGTGGTTCTCAAGATAAATGCCAGTAAGTTGTCCTGAGCATCCATTGCCCAAACCAATCACTCGGTTCATATCTTTACCATAGATATTACTTCCATAGAGACGAGTTCTCTTGGCATGGATGGTGTTACCGTAGTCATTGCGGTCACAATAGATGTTGTTAACTCGAACAACACCATTGCCTCCGTCACGTTCGGTAAAATAGATGCAATGAGGTGGCGCAGATTGAACTTTAGAAACAGATTTTGATCTGAAGTTAACTACATCAAGTTGATCTTGACGAGAAGCAAGAATACCAAAATCACAATCTTCAGTGATGACGTTACGAACGACTCCACCATTAGACAAGTTGGTGTATGAACGATCAGTACCTCGAAGACGAATGCCGCTGTTAAAGTTACGAATAACTAAGTCTTGCAACACATAGTCATCTGAATATGATTGATAAATACCAGAGCATCGACCGTTACCGGGAGCATCTTCGTATTTAGGATAACTAGCTGCAATACGTTCATCAAGTTCAATTTCAAATCCACGAATGCAAACACGATCAGCAGCAATCTTGAATGCAAATGTGTATTGATTTCCTTTCATGATCTTTGATCCATAACCTTGGACCACAAGATCAGGAACATCAATCACAAGTTCTTCTGTGATAAGTGGATATGTGTATTCAGGAAAGATCATAAGACGACGGCTATTCGCAACGCAATAAGCCTTGGCACGAGTGAACGCACCAAGGATATCGTTAATAGAACCGCCAGCAAGAAACTCTGTAACAGGAACACCACCAGCAATCCTGTCAAAGCTTCGTTCGTTATGAGGATCAAAGAGTGGAGTTGCTGGACTGATAGGAACACCACTAAGATTAGGAACAATAGGCATTATTCACTTTCCTCTTCAATCCAATAATTGTGAAGAACTTGCTTTGCTTCTTCTTCATTTTCAAACAAAAGAAAAGCAGTTAAACTTCCAGTTCCATCATCACCAGCAAACAATCGTCTTGGTGTTGTTGGTATTACTGTGTAAGGTTCTGCTTCTTCTGGAAGTTCACTCTTAATAAAGTTCAAGTGATAACCAGAAATGATTTGATCTGGAAGCTGATTACCTTCCTCATCAGGTTCTTTATAAGTCCAAATTGTAATTGGACCATCTACACAAGATTTATTCCACATGATTACACCGTCATTGCTATAAGAGTTGGGCCGGTTTCTGCTCGCTCATAAATTTGAACATTTCTGATGTAACCAAAAGCAGCTAAAGGTCCAATACTAGAATTACTACCAATACGAAGATAATTCATGCTAACAGGAAAAGCTGATGGCACTGAAGTTTGAACTGCACTACCATTTGTTGTTGATGAAATTAATGAAGCTGTAATACTTATAGCAATCTTAATCCTAGTTATTGTACTATAACCAGTTAACGAAATGTTGTGCTGTGATATAGAAGAACTTGTAACTAATCGAGTTGCATTATTAGTGGTTGATCTATACAAAAGAACACGATCAGCATTAGATGCGGCTGATCGGAATAAATATAAAAATCTTCGATCAAGACCAGCTATAACTGGAATATCAACATCAACATAACAAGTAAGATTTGGTCCTGCAACTGGAGTTGATAATATAAATAAATTATCATCAGCAACTCTGGTAGCTGAAGTAGCTGTTGTTGGAATATACGAAGTCATATAAGAAGTTTGTTCTAATTGAACTCCCCAAATTGCAGCACGACCACTATTAGTAACAGCAGTTCGCCCTGACAATGGATAAATTCTTACAGCAACACAGCCAACTGGTGTGGTAAATGTAACTGAAATTCTTGTCCATGTAGATTGATTTATAGAAGAGAAGTAAGAAGTTTGTGCAATAATATTTGTTAAGCCAATGTTATCATAAATACGATAACTTGCATCTGTTGATGTAGCATCTGATTTGGCCCACCAAGAAGCAGTGTAAGTTGTAGATGCTGCAACAGTTATTAATTGATAAACTCCACCAGTATCTGTATCTGCTTGAACAATGGTGCTAGCAGAAGATAATTCAGGACTTGTTGGGCCTGCACTTTTTGTAGCAACGCTTAATACCCAGGTTGCATTATTTATGTCTTGGCTATATAAACAAAGATTAGTTGCGGCATCTTCGCTAAGATAACCTCGATCAGTAATTCTTGGAATATTATTTCCAAAAGAAACTACAGTTCCATCAAGTTTTTCTGCTGTTCCTGTAGATGCTCTGGAATATGTAATCATATTTGTGAAGCCAGTATAACGAGTCACAACTCCAGCTTCACATTTAGAATAATCATTGCCAACAATATTCATGTTAACTAAATTAAGGGAATTATTTCCCCTAATATTATCAACATCAGGAACAGAAATTCCATGACGGAGTAACATTAGAATAAACTCACAAGATTGGTTGCTGTGGTGTTAGTTGACATAACTCTTTTAGCACGAACAGGAAGAATAGAACCAGCAGCAGCATTTTTGAATGTTACAGCTGCATTATCTTTCTCACCAATAATCGCCACATCACCACTAACGCCAACATAAATACCACGAGTAACCCTAGAAAGATCAACAGTATCACTAGGAGTGATTGCAGCAAACCTACGAGAAATGATAAGAGCATTTTGACTGTCTGGTTCAAAACTATCTGGAGTTTGGGCTCCATTACCGGAAAGATCGCGAGTAGTTGCCATTATTCAATCACCTTAAACTCTGTGTTGATGGGAGTTAACTTTTCAATAGGGTCATTACGAATGTATTCAATCTGTAATGCATTCTCCATTGTGTGTCGATGTTCAACTACATCAGAAGGACGGAAGCCTGCGCGATCAAGAATATCTTGAGAGGCTTTGAAACCAAGAACACCGTCGTCATCTTCAGCAATTTCTACGATTTTTTCAGCAGCAGTTCTTGCTTTTTGCTTGAAGAAGCTTCTAATATCTCCAGCTTCTTGCTCAAGAACGGAGTTAGTAATGTCTGTGAAGAACTTCTTGTAAGCATCAATCTTCTTGATACTTTTAACTTGTTCTAAAGACAAACCAGAAGTGATTGCAATGTCTGCATCACCTAATCCCCACATAGTGTAGAAGAGAACAAGAGACATTGCATTCATGTTAGAAGGGGGAAGTGGAAGTTCAGTAGCAGATCGACGAGTCTTTGCAACAATAGCTACAGCTTCAGAAGCAGAAGGAATTTCAATGAACCCAGTCTGTCTTTTTTCTTTAATAACCTTACCTGAAGATGGGTCGATCTTAGTTCCATCAGCAAGGATGAGAGGTTCAAGAATGTCTGTAGGTAATGACATTAGCGAATAACCTTAGCAGCAGTTCTAGCAGCACGAGCAGCACGGCCAACGCGCTTAGCTGAATTGTTGATATCAGCAGACTTCTGTCTTTTAGCTGCTTTAGCTTTAGAAACCTTAGCAACCTCTTGTTCACGACTTGGTTTAGCTGGAGGAAGGTAGCGCTCACCTCGAACAGCAATTGTATCAGGAGTTTGAGCCCTGTTTACATTTGAAGTAGAAGTACGACCTTGCATAACAGGGCCAGGTTTAGGAAGTGCACCAGCAGAACGTGCGCCAGCTAACTTCTTTCCGGGAGCAGGAAGTTGGTTTCTTCCTGTTACATCTTCAAAGTCAGTATATTGAACAGGACCTGAAAGAGCAGCTTGACCTGATTGTTGATTTGGTAAAGCAGTTTTAGGTCCACTCAATAAAGCTTGATTGCCAGGACCACTTAACATTCCTTGGGGCGGTGCTGCATCTTTACCCATGTTCCGAATAAGAACATAAGCACCACCAGCACCAGCAGCAAGAGCAACTAAGCCAGCAGTCTTTAGATAATCAAGTGCAGATGCAGAGTCTTGATCTCCTTGAGCAGCTTGTTGTGAAACTTTGTCAATTTGAGATTGATCTAAAGTATTAGTGTCAAGTTGACGAGGATCGAGATAACCAGAACTAGCAACAGCATTTGAACCAGCGTTAGGTCCACCAACTTGGGTTGGATTAGCTGCTCCACTAACTTGTTGTGGCATACCTTGAGGAGTTGATTGAGCATTCTGCATTTCTGCCATTTTAATAGCACCACCACTTGCGACATAAGGCGAAGTTTGTGGTCCTTGATATTGAGCAGGAATTTGTTGAGGTTGTTGTGCAGCTAAGTTAGCTTGAACATTTTGATAATTGTTAGCTTGCACAGTTGGCTGCATAACTTGATCGGCATATCCGGTATCTTGAGCAAGACTAGCTTGAATAGCAGCTAATCTTTGTTGTTCAAGAGTTCCATTAGGATCATCATAGATTGGATGACCGTTCTTGTCTAATTGAATTGGCATTAGAACGCACCTCCACCATTTCCCGACTTGTCACGAGGATAAGTAGGACGACGAGATACATTATAAGTCATTTCTTTAAGAGAAGTAACGTCAGCAGCAGTAGTAGTCCTATTGATAACAGAAACAGAATCAATAACACGACGACCACCGTCAATAGTAGCTGAACCAGGAGCAGGAGCAGAAACTTTTCGAGTAGTAATAGCACCAGTTCCAGAACCAGAAGCAGCACCAATAAGAGAATTAAACAAAGCAGTATTGACTCTGAAACCTTCAGAGTTAACTTGTCGTTTAATCTGGTTCCTCATCGGGTCTTTGTTAATAAGCAAAGAATAAGAATTAGATTGAGGACCCCAAAACTCTGACCAAGAAGGCATTTGAAAACTCCTGAGAGATGATTGAGATATACGAAAAACGTAAATCGTTCTATGTATAATGAACGCACACGCGCGTAAACACAAGTTAATTGCATTGTCAACACGCTGATTTTGCCTTTTTTGCTTTTGTATATCCCTTATTTTGCTCTTGACATTCATCAAAAAATATGCTACCCTCAAGGGTGGTGTGGCGAGGGATAGATATAAGAGCGGTTGAGCATTGCGTATATCGCATAACCCGGCGAAAGCAATAGAGCCGGGCCGCGCCATCTATTCCTTTTCTTTTATTTCCTTAACAAAACACCACAACTTTTAACAATAAGAACAAATAACAATACAAGAGTAGCAAACTCTTAGTATTAGTATTAGTATCGTCATGGATGTTGCTCTTTATTTTTTGTGCAGACAATGGCTTGGTTGAGATCAACTACTACATATTCCCTCACTCACAAGCCCACACTTTTGGAAATAGGGGGGATATGGGGGCTGGTCTCTGGACTTGATTAAGTATTAATGAGTATTGATGTAGTATAGTTATAGTATAGTGCTAGTGATTACTTATATAGATAAGAAGATCACAAGTATTGTTTTGGAATATACAAGTTAGCGGTCGTTTGCGATGTGCTTTGTATTGTTGATGTGTTTATGTGGACTGGCGACCTGAACTCACCGCTTTGTTCCACTTATCACCACCTTGCTCTGCTATCTATCGTCGTTGTCTCTCTGATAGTTTCATGTTTTGGGATAATATAAATAGGTATTGTTTTATGTTTCTTCTCTTCTCTTATTATATATTGTTTGTTCTCTTCTCTCTTATTACTTATCTCTTATTATATCTATACTCGCTTCTTGTCCGCTTTACTTA